CATTTTTTTTCGATTCATCATTTTTGAAAACTCCATCTAATGCTTCGCCCATCCTTTCAGCTCCAGCTTTTACTTTTTTCCAGCTTCCCTTAAATACTCCTTCTATCATATCTCCAATTCCACCGAAAATATCCAGGAATTGTTTTCCGAAGTTTTTTAGTATTGTATAGGATTGAACAAAGAAGAATTTAACTGTACTCCATAAAGATAAAAATACAACTTTTATCGATTCTACTAATATCTTAAATGATTGACTTTCGTTATATAAATCAATCCAGTAATTTATAAAATCAACAAATATTTTTTTAGTTTCTCCCCAGTTGTTATAAATAATAGCAAATAATGCACCAATAGCTACCACAACTAATCCAACTGGTGTTAATATCATTCCTATTGCTGTTACTATTCCTCCTGCTAATGTCATAAGTGGTCCAGAAAAAGCAAGCAAAGCAGCAGCTCCTACTACCAGTTTTTTCGTTCCACTATCCAATCCAGAAAATGCTTTTCCTATTCCAGTAACTCCTTTTACAATCGTTGTGAATACTGGCATTAAAACTGCGCCCAGTTCCATTGCTGAAATCTTCAAATTATTAAAAGCCTTTTGCATTTTAAAGCCTGTAGTTTTTGATAAGGTCTCGAAACCATCCGATACAAATCCAGCCGAGCCACCCATTGATTCTAATACTTCGCCATAGGTTTCTGTCTGGTTTCCTAAAACTCCCAGAACCCCTTTTAAGGCCTGGGATTTACTAAAGAATTGAGTTAGGGGTACATCGTTATCTTCGAATGCTGTTTTAATGTCGATTAGCGTGGCTCTTAGGCCTTTTTCTCCTAGGCTCTCCCTTACGCTATCTCCAGTCATTCCTACTTGGTTTAGCGCTCTCTCCATTTGTGGAGTGGTTTTGGCTAGTGCCATCATAACTCCACCGAAACTTGTAGAGGCAGCTTTAGCATCCCCTGTTACTTTTGTGTATGTAGCTATGAAAGCATTTGTCTCTTGGAATGAAACCCCAAGGCTGGATGATAATCCGAGTTGTGTTCCTAAAACTTCGGCCAGGTCTGATGCTTCAAACATTCCTTGTTGTACTGCAATTCCGAAAACATCTAGAGCTTCGGCAGCTGTTATGTTTTCTTTTCCGTATGCATTTTGAGCAGCAGCAGCAACTTTTGCTAGGTCTGTTTGTTCTCCTAATCCAATAGCTACGGCCTTAGAAACGGCTTCTAATGTGCTGAGTGCATTTGCACCTCTTAGTCCTGCTGATGTTAAAAAGAATAAACCCTCGGCAAGTTCAGCTGGTGCTTGTGCAGTTTCTCCACCTAGCTTCATTACATCTTTTGAAAACTCATTTACTTCCTTTGCTGAAATTCCGACCAGGGTATTAATCTTGGTCATATTCTTTTCAAAGTCAATAGCCATTTTTGCTCCTGCAACTCCGACCATTGCAAATGGCAATGTGAAACTCATAGATATGCTTCTACCTATGGCTTTCATTTTTCCTCCGAATGCAATTAGTCTTTTTGATGCTATTGCAAGTCCTTTAAAAAGTGGAGATGTAACTGCATTAATTACTACATTTAAGGAAGCGAGGGCTTTTTTTGGCATTTTCTTTTAGTTTTTATTTAATGATTTATTCATTTCTTTTATCTTGTCATCAAATGCAGATTCCATTTTGATTTTTTCTATATTTCTTTTTGCCTGTAATTTTGAATGTATTATTTTCTCCCACGGAAAGGTAGTAATTTTTTTAGGTTCTACACTTTTTTTAAGGTGAGGATTAATTATTACACAAGCCATCCATCTTGCTCGCTCCCATTCTGCTTGTTGGTTTTGTTCATATAGTTTTCTACTACCGATTTGGGCATTAGCAAAGTTGCGAGGTGTCATACTATAAAATTCATCTAGGTTCATATTTAATTCTCCAAATGCTATAGATTCCAAAATATCGAAGGTTATTTCTTCGACTTTAACTTTTTGACCTTTTTTTTTGCTGGTGCTGTTTGGTCTCCTAAATTGTGGCCCATATGCTGTCCGAATATTTCTAAGGCTCTAGTAAGTCCTCCCATATCCACATCTAATAAATCGCCTAGTTCATCAATTGATAATTCAAAATCTTGACCAGATTTTCTGCATCCTTCCTCTATTCCAATTAACACTAATTGTAGCGCTTGGTCCAGGTTCATATCTTGGCCTAGGTTCATTAATTTGTTTAAAGAAGTTCCTGTTGCTGCACAATATTTTCTTAGTCCATTAAAACCAAAGAATATAGGATATTTCTTATTTGCTATTTCTACTATTTCGTAATTCATTTTTTTTTTGTTAAAGGTTAAATTTAAAGAGTCCACCCCAGCCACCCCTTCAACAAATAAAAAGGCAGCCAGGGATTTCTCTAATTGTTATTATACTGCTGCTTGTGTTAATTCTCCAGTTCCAGAAAATGAAGCGCTCCAAGTTGAGGAGTCCTCGTTTGGTGTATCTGCTGACAAACTTGTCATAAATGCTTGACCAGACCATTCTATATCTCCAGTTATAGATGTGCTAAATTTCAAAGCGAAAACAGTTCTAGTAGTTATGTATGCTGTATATAATTCATTCATTGTTAATCCAGATACAACCGTGCCATCTAAGTTTGTAAAAATTAACATTCCTTCTACTGAACATTCCCAGTCTCTTTGTCCTTCTAATTGGTCTCTCCATCCACCACTATCTTTTGTGCTTGTATCTCTAAGATTGTGATTCATTGAAATTGAAGCAGAGGTAGCATAAGCTATTTTAACCCCTCCAGCATAAACTCCGAATTTTGTTCCATTAATTACTCCATCTGTTGCCATAATTTTTGATTTTTTTAGTTTTAATTTATTTTAGTTTTCAGTTTTTATCTTTTATTTAATTTGATGATATATATCCCATAGGTAAATCATTAACACCTGTAAATGATATTTTCATTGTGGTGTTGTCCTCATTTGGTGCATCTATACTAATTCCTGTTATGTATGCTTCGCCTTGCCAGTAATAAGCACCAGTTCCACCCTGCATTGTCAGTGTTACTCTATCCTGGTTTACTATTCCTAAAGTATAAACTTCATTTAGTGTTCTTCTATTCCAAGCTGGAGATGACCCATCTGCATAAAGATAGGCAAGTTTGCCTTCAAATTCCATAGACCAGCTTCTTATTCCTGGAAGCTGTGTTTTCCAGTTATCGGTTTCTCTGACAGTAATATCTCGCATACTTGTTTCTACAGAAAAACCCTCAGAAGTTCCAAATAAAATTGTTTTATAATCTATCGTTAATCTATAATATGCTCCATTAATTACTCCGTCCATTATCCAATATATAAAATTGCTATTTTAACATTAGCTATACTTGATAAAGTAAAGCTTACAATTCCTTCCGTTCCGTTATAAGCTGAAACAGGAAATGTACCAATAGTTCCAGTTCTATTTGGTGCTATTGATAGAGTGGCATTACTTTTTTCTAGGTCTCCATATAATGGGCTTTCTACAGAAGTTGTTAATGTTGTAACTGTTATAGTCACAGTTGCTTCGCTTGAATTCTGTATCAATATAAATTCATTACCACCATTATTAAATGTATTAGTGGTTACTGATACAGCATTCAGATTCGGTATTAATCCTGCTTCTATTATAGACTGACTATTTATTAATGCCATCTTTTTTTATTGTTTTTTTAGCTTTAGTTTTCTTTTTATCTTGAGCTATTGGTTCGCAGCCTTCTATTGCTATTAATTTATTATAAGTTGTTCTGTCGCAGTCTAGCTTTTGTCCTTCTTTAAATATACGACCAGTTGGAGTTTTGTAATCTTTTAATAATTTTATTTCCATTTTATTCTATATTTATCCAGCCGTTAGCTGGGTTATTAATAAATTCTAATATTGATGAATGAGTGTATACAACATAAGGCTCTATGCTTTCTGGCTTCTTATTTATATATTTAACTATGAATTCTGATTCATCTGTTTTGTATCTTAGCGTATCTCGAAATTCCACAACTTCTGCAAAGTTAATATTTTCTATATCGGTTGTTGGTATTATACAATATTTCATTTTATGTAGGGGTATCAGTTACTATATCAGCTGCATCCATATTTGTCATTATTGCTCCTAATGAATAACTCGGAGCAAGATTTGGAATGTTTGGAAATACTGCACCATCTCCCATTCTAAAATATGAAACCATTGAGCTTGTAGCGTATGGAGATTCATTTGGGTTTCCTGTTATTCCATTATTATATAAATGATTAACTGTTGCTTCATTTATTACTTTTTTATATAATATAAATTCATCAACTAAAATTTGAAAGTATCCAGAACCAGCATTTCTAGCTATTAATAAAGGAGAATTTCCAGGAAATATATTCCCATAAGTTCCGACTAATGTTACAGTTGCTCCACCAATAGTGGCATTTAATAAAGTCCCATCTATGTACATATTAAATCCTGTAGCTGTTTGTGATAAATCGTAAGTTATAACTATATGAGTCCATTGGTTTAATGGTAGAGTTTGGTCCGATTGGAAGTCTACATAATCTGTTGTTGAATTATTAAAGTGCAATCTAAAAAGTAGCTTATTATTAAATCTATTAACTATGCTCCATTCCTGGGAGTAACTTCCACCACTTCCAGGAATATAAGAACCAGTTTTGTTTATAAATGTTTGGCTTCCATTTGCATTTTTCTTAACCCAGAATGAAACACTAAATCCATCAGTTGATGCTCCTGGTGTATAATTTGGCGAAAGTCCACAATTTAAGTAATCATCAACTCCATCAAAACTTAAAGCGAGATTATTTTGCCAGGCATTATCTATATTTATTCTGTTTATTCTTAGCTTAAAATCCAAATGTTTTATATAAGCTCCGTAGCTGTTAAAGTCATCATCAAAGTCATCCACTGATGATTCAAAAATACAGGAGTCTAGTGATACTTGATATTGGTATGGTGCTTCAACTGTACCCCATTCTCTGTCTAGGGCTTGTCTAACTTGCACAGCTATGTTCTCAACTTGTAGATATGTTTTAGCAAAGATTGAAATCTGGACTCTGGTTGTATCAAGTATCGACCTTTGTCTGGTCCTTGGGTCTGCTGCTGTATCTATTGAGTCTCCTTTTGTGTCTAATGGTACAGAGCTTATTTCTCTATATACTATATAAGGTCCATCCGTTGGCTGTTGTCCTCTTAATGCAAAAATTTTATTTGCTGGGACTAATGCTGTTAGTCCTGCATAATTTATTAATAAGGGATATATGATTGCTCCACTTCTCATTATTTATAAACTCGTTTTAAGCCTTTCAGCTCTCTTATTAATACCTTTTCTACTATGGCTTGCGCTCCTTTTAATAAGATTGCTCCTGCGCTTCCTTGTGACTTATCCCAGGCTGGTCTCATAAATGGGTGAGGGTCCGTAGTTGCAGTTCCGTATTCTAGCATAGCTCCATAAAAACCACCACCCCTTTGAGAGTTTTTCTTTGCACTTCCTCCTGTTGCTTTTGGCCCTACATATAATGCTGGGAGTTTCCTGGATGCTTTTGTGCTAAATGCTTTTATTGATTTTCTCAATTGTCCAGTCTGACTGTACTCGTTATATTTTGAAAGTTCCCCTCTTGCCGATGCTATTATTGGTTTAGCAGCCTGTCTGAAAACAGCCATAAAAAATTTATTTTTTTTAACTGCATAAGGTATTCTATTCATAGCTGCTTGGAGTTCTCGGTTTCCTAATACCTTGCCTGCATTTATAGTTCCTAAATTCATTATTTACTATCTTTATTTGTTGCTGTTAGTTTTGTCATTTTATGCCTTCCATCTATCTGTGCTATTCCTTCTATATAATAATAGGCAAATGTTCCACTAGATAGTGTATGTTTTATCCTCCAGTTTGGCTGGATTAAATCTTTGTATGTTTCGTACCTAATATAGAAATCTACTTTTTGTTCTCCTACTTTTTGCTCTGCTTCATCCGTTTCCCTTCCTCCCTTAAATATCATATATGCCCAGATAGTTGCTACTCCATTTGCAGCTGCCCATACCTCATCCTGGATTCCTCCATAGTTTGCATTGGCAGTAAAAGTGTTGCTTTGTATTTGGACTGGTGTATCAAGGTCTCCGACTGAAATCATAAAGTTTGTATTTTAAATGGGTTCATTAGGTATTGTGCTGTCCTTGGTATTGTTGATACTATTTTACCTACTATTACTGATTGTCTGTTTTCATACATATCAGATACTATAATTTTTATTGCTTGTTTTAATGGATAGGGTATATCTGCGATTGTAGGATATCCCACTTTATAATGTCCATACCAAGCCTGGAATACATCATCAGTAGTTGGATTTGAAAATAAAGAAGTTCCATATATTCTTGCTGGTTGTATAGCTCCAACAAATTCCATTTGATTTTGAGGAAGTAAAACCCAAGCACCACCTTGATAATAATGTACTTTATTTACAAATTCTGGGTCTGCATATTGTGGACCTTTAAATAATATTTCTAAGTCATTAAAAGTATTTCCATATTGTTTTCCAGTTGTTGGGAGCAAAAATAAATTAGTAAATTCTTCCACCATTCTAACTGCTGCTTTTTCCAAATCAACAATATAATTATCATCATCACTAAAGGTAATTCTGAGGTGTGTTTTCAGTTCAGATGTAGTGATTATTTGAGTATTATGGTAATCTATTAATTCGTAATATTTCATTTTTTTTTACTTTTTTCCTAACCTAGTGATTTGCTTTTAATCAAAT